CAAGTAATATTATGCAATATCCCTGTCAGGTTTGATACCTATCAAGGCTGTTCTCATGGCTGCGTTTATTGTTTTACTAGGAAGAAACTAAAAATAAGCAAAGTAAAGCAATTCGAGACTGATAAATCCCTAGAGAAATTTATAGCCGGCGAAAGAAACATTGAAACAAGATGGTGCGATTTTCCTATTACTTTACATTGGGGCGGGATGAGTGATCCCTTTCAGCCGATCGAAAGGGAAGTTAAAAATCCAATTCAGTAAATCCATAGAATTTGATGATAAGACACACCAGATAAAAGTAGATGGCGTTATTATTGAAATGGATGATGATCTGATAGATATGTTTATAACGACGGAAACAAAAGTAGCGGAAGAAAATACAACAGTGGAATGTCAGCATTGCTACGAAAAGATTAACGTAAAAAAAGGAAATTACTATCCGAGGTTTTGTTTTTATTGCAGTAAAACCATCATGTACGCGGAGGATAAGGAAACGGACGAATATGCAGATAAAGGCTCTGTTAATTCAGAAAGCAAGAATTCAGTAAACGAGGAGAATGGTAATGCCGGAGACAACACGCCAGCTTGAAGCTTATAAGTTTTACTACTCAATGTACCCACGCCGAAGCTACACGGAAGTTGCAAAGAAGTTTAAAATATCCGTTACTGCAGTAGCTAAGTGGGCCAAGAAAGAACATTGGGAACAAAGGATAGCCGAGGATATGGCAGAGGAAGAAAAGAACTGGCTTGTAAACCTTTCGAAGTCCCGTATACTGGCTGATGAAGAGAATCTAAAGCTTATAAGGATAGTCAAGGCAAAGGCATTGAAGGCATTACAGAAGGCCGGGGCAATAAAGTTTGACAAGGAAGGCAAGCCGATAATGAAGGATGGGAAGCCTGTAATGACAGAACCCATCGGGGCCATGGACGAGAAGGACGGCGCTGATGCTCTGGAGAAGATAATTAAGCTTGAAAGGGATATCCTGGGGGCCGGGAAGCCGGGAGAAGAAGGGAAGCCGGAAGTGCCGGTAGCGGTAACCCAGAACATAATGGCGGTAATAATCAGCGAGGTAATCAATGGCGACAAAGCAACAGTTATGCGAGCAATTAACAGCTCGATTCGTAAACTTAAATCTGCCGGACCAGGAAAAGTTAAGACAACTTGAAGAAATAAAGTTTTTATTGGAAAACCCTGAATATGAGTTCCAGCCGGTAGACATTAAGACCTTCATAGAACATCCCTATTATTTAAACCTGAATGAATACTGCTGGCCCGAAGTAAAGAAGGATCTGATAGCTTTCTATGACAGCGACTTTCCTACGGCCGTACTGGACGAAGCAATAGGGGCCGGCAAGTCAACGTTCTCATCGATCGTAGCAACGTATGAAGCCTACCGGATGTTATGCCTGAAGGATCCTGTAAAGCATTTCAAGCTGATGCCGAAGAGCAAGATAGCATTTATGAACATGAGCTTGAACGCGCAGAACGCAAAAGATATCGTGTTCGGTGATATCCTGGCCCGTATCGATGACTGCCAGTGGTTTAAGGATAACGCTCCCAGGAACGAAAGGAAGCGATCAGTAATAGAATTTCCGCATAAGCACGTCTATATAATCCCCGGGAACAGCAAAGAAACGTTCCCGGCCGGATATAACATCTTCTCAGCGATCATCGACGAGGCTGCCTGGTACATTGAGAAGAAGAATATGCAAGGGAAGATAACAAGCGTCGCGGAAGAGATATTCAATTCCATGAAGCGAAGGATATCCAGCAGGTTCGGGAAGTTCGGAAAGATAGTTCTTATAAGCAACCCGCGCTACGTAGACGATTTCATCGAAAAGAAAATGAAAGAGGCCAAGACTGATAAGACGATCTTTGCAAGACGCCGGGCCCTGTGGGATGTTAAGCCGGACCTAAAAGAAGCAAGGATGATTAAGATAGGCTACAACAACCGCAAGTTTAAGATCCCGGAGATATTTGTGAAGGATTTTAGATTAAACCCGGAGCTGTTTATGCGGGATCTGATGGCGCTGCCGGTAGAAGCCCTGGAGCCTTACATCAAGGACTGGGCGACAGTAGAGAACGCGTATAAGAGCATGAAGATCAGGAACATCTGGAAGCAGGGATATCTTTTAACGGACGAGCTGGACCGGTACGGCGGGCCGTGCTTCATTCACATTGACTTGTCGCTGAACAAAGACGAATGCGGGTTCGCGATGGTAACGAAGTACCGCAACCTTGTGATCGCGTTATGTATCGCGCAGCTGCTGCCGAACAAGAAAAAGGAAATAGAGTTTGAGAAGGTAAGGGAAATGGTATATACGCTGAAGCGGAAGGGATTCAACATTAAAAAGGTATCGCTTGATGGCTGGCAGTCGATAGACACAATACAACAGTTAAAGCGAAAGCAGTTTGACGCTGAGATACTTTCAATAGACCGCAACCTGGCCCCGTACGATACGCTGAAGGGATTATTAAACGAAGGAAGGTTTAAGATGCCGCAATTTCAACCGGCGCTGAATGAACTGCAAAGGCTCGAACTCGTGGACGGTAAGCGAGTGGATCACCCGGCCGGAAGCGACAAAGGAATCACTGACGCAATAGCCGGCGCGTGCTACTGGGCAGCCGGGAACGAAGTAAATGAGATGGCAATATACAGCCCTACAATGACGGGCCGTATTATCAAGAAGCCACACCCGGACGATGAAGAGGTACTCATAATAAACTAATGGGAAGAAGAGCTGAAAAAATAACGATTATATGCGCGACATGCGGCAAAAAAAAGCGAATTATTAAATCCAAAAAAAAAGATAAAAACTATTGCAGTGTAAGGTGTTATCGCAAAGCAGGTACCTACCGTAAGTGCAATCCGTGGATAAAGTATTGACACAATCAAAAAAATTTGTTATATACTTAATATGGAGCCCAAAGACAACCCGAACAACCCGACAGAAGAAAACTTTGTAGCAATAAAGAATAAGCCTGTTTCCTTTGGAGCTGCAGGCGATCTTATCAAGTCAATTCTCGAGCAGTACCAGCCCGAAAAAGAGTTTGAGTTTAAAGCCGATGGACGATCACCATACCAGAAATTCCTTGAAGATCACTTCTTTGAACTGAAGGACAAAAAATGGCAGTATAAAGAGAAGCCTACGGCATTTGTCCAGGGAAGGATGCTCGCGAAAATAATGGTAGAAGCGGAAGGCGTTAAAAAGCCGTGCAGGGTAAGGAAGGAAATCAAAAATCAATTAGAGTTTGTGAAGTATCTCAAGCTAAGCGATGCGAACTCCCCGGAAGGAAAGAAGCTCATTGAAACAACGGTAGTGAGCGGAGGTAGTTACGATTTCTTTGATGACAGCCAAAGCTACGACTTTAGTACGCAAACGATGCCGATAGCGAAGGGAGACGCGGAGTATACGCCGATAATGGGCGGGCCCTTCAGTAAGCAGCTTTACCTGTTCGATTTCCTGTCAATGCACGCGAAAGCATTTGAGATGTGGAACCACAACCCGGTAGCACATCAGATAATCAAGATCACGACATACTTCACGCTGGGCCGGGGAATACAAGTAAAGTTTAAAAGTCCGAACGCGCAGAAGCACTGGGAAAAATTCGAGAAGAGAAACAAGTTTTATTACATGATGAGAGAGCACTGGAGCGATGAACTGTTTAGGGACGGCGAGCTCAACCTGAGAATATTTAAAGACAGCATCGGAAGCACCGGGGACGTGATTGTAAGGCGCTGTGATCCGTCAACGATCTGGGAAATAGTAAGTGATCCCGAGGACATAGAAAAGATTTATTATTATCATCAGCAGTACCCGACACCATACCAGGTATTTTACACAATCAATCCGCTTGACATTCCATCGACGAAATACGTTATCAATCATATCCCGGCCAATGAGATGTTGCATTACAAGATTAACTGCGACTCCGGGGAGAAGAGGGGCCGTTCTGATCTGTTCTGCGTAATGACGTGGCTGAAGAGACTGAAAGACTTTTACACGGCCCGGGTAATAAGAGCAATCATGCAGTCATGTGTTGTATGGAAGGATGTAATAAAAGGCGACAATGCCGATGTTCAAGCTGCGATGACTTTATACGGCACTAATCCCCCGCTAGCTGGTACGCTGCACTGGGAGAATGAATCATCGACATTGTCTCCTATGACTGTAGATATTAAAGCTGCAGATGCCCGGGACGACGGTGAGGCACTTTTAAATCTTATATCAGTAGGCGTAGGGATCCCGAAGCAGTACCTGGGACTAGGAAGCGAATCAGCGAAGGCAACGGCCGTAGTAGCAACAGAGCCGGGAATGAAAAAGTTTCAGGACAGACAGGAAGTCATTAAGCAAATAGTAACGGACGTAGGCACTATCGTAACGGAAGAAGGAATGAGGGCCGGCGTAATACCGCCACAAGAAGTAGCAATGCCTGAGCAAGTGGGCCAGCGTATAATCGAAGCAATCAAGAGCGCGGACTTCTGGACCGCGATAAAACTGCTTTGGATCGTAGTAAAGGGTGGGCAGCTGATGGATACGGACAAGACGTTTGACGTAATTATACCCGAACTCATAATCGAAGACCGCACGGCAAAGATAAAAGATTTAACAATGATGAAACTAAACAGCTGGATCAGCAACGAAACCGCGGCAACAATAGCAGCGAAGGAAATGCATATTGATACGTTTGACTTCAAGAAAGAGGCCCAGAAGATCGCGAAGGAAAAAGCTGCAGGGACGTACGGCGAAGAAGTAACGCCTGAGCTCAGCCCGGGATCGGCCGGCGGGGTAAGGTATAAGGTTCCAAGCGACAAAGGTACTCCAGGGGCCGGGGTAGCCGGTAGTGAGAAAATTGACATTAAGAAGATAGCAAAGGAAGTAGGCATGGACGGATTCATGCTCGAAGCATTTATAGACGAGATCAATGCAAGCCTTGCAAAAGATTTAAAGGAGAAAAAGTAATGCCATTACTCCAGGGAGCAAATACGCAGCAGGAAGTTTTAAACCGGGCCTGGGTGAATAGTATCAATCAGCTGCAGAAGAAGCGCTGGACGAATATTAACGCATTGAAAGGAATACTCGGGAACATAGGCAAGGACATTAAGAAGGAAATCGACAAGGTTGTTGAGCTGGCGAAGTTTGGGAAGGTTGACGAGGTAACATCGCTTCAAAGACTGGCCTTACTCACAAACGAAATAAGAAATTTATCGAAGGGCTTAGGGTATGACATCAACGCGAATCTCGAAAGGGACCTGGTGGACATTTACCGCAACAGCTACTACCGTTCAGCCTGGCAGCTGGACATAGCAACGCCGGAACTTACAAACATAAACTTTGCGATGCTCAGCGTGGATCAAATAAGGGCAGCGATAGTATCTCAATTTAAAGGCGGTATGTTTTCGGAAAGGTTATTCAGGATATCAGATGAGATCGCCGGCGAAATACAAGCGGATATTACCCGGGGAATATTGCTGGGCCGGGGTATAGATGAAACAGCGGAAGAAGTCTACGTGAAGTTTGGGGACGAAGGAAGCGGGTACTTCTGGAGAGCGCAACGGATTGCCAGGACTGAAACGATACGGGCCCGGGAGCTCGGAAGGATACAGCTTTACAAAGAAAACGCGGATTTGATTGAAGAAGAAGAGTGGATTAACATGGAATCGGCTTGTGAAGAGTGCCAGGATCTAGCGGAGCGCTGTAACGAAGGCGGGGAGACGGGACTGGAGCCGATAATCGATTCTCACCCGAACTGCGTTTGTACTAAGAGGGCAAAGCTGAAACC